GCCGCCTGGGCGGCTCTGGCCACGGACGCGCTGCGCGAGCAGGCGCTGCGCCGGGCGACGGTCTACATGGGCCAGACCTACCGCCTGCGCTGGGCCGGCTATCGCAAGAGCGACCTGCAGGCGCTGGACTGGCCGCGCTATGACGTGCCCAAGCCGGACACGAGCGTCGGCCGGTACATGGCCTACTACGATGACGATGTGGTGCCGGTCGAGGTGCGCAACGCCTGCGCAGAGCTGGCATTCCGTGCGGCTTCTGGCGAACTGGCGGCCGACCAGGGGCAGGCGGTGATCGAGCGCACGGTCGGGCCAATCACCACCAAGTACGCGGCGGGCAGCTCGGCCGCCAAGCGCTACGTGGCTGTCGATCGCCTGCTGGCGCCGCTGCTGACTGACGGCGGCAGCTCGAGCGCGCTGCGGCTGGTGCGGGGCTGATCGTGGGCGCACAGGTGCTGTCACTCGCGGCTGCCCGCGAGGAGCGCGAGCCGCACATGACCGGCGCTGCCAGGTGCGCTGCCTGCGGCCACGAGTGGCAGGCCGTCGCACCGGTGGGCGTGCACGAGCTCGAGTGCCCGGCATGTCACGGCACGAAGGGCCACATGCTGCACTCGGTGCTGCGCGGCACTGAGCGCTTCGAGTGCAACTGCGGCTGCGACGTCTTCCGCATCCACCGCCAGCTGGGCCCCTACTGCATCAACTGCGCCACGCCGGCGCAAGGCTGGTTCTGATGGCCATCGACTACACCGAGATTGCCGCCGGCGCCCTGGAGTCGTTGCAGGAGGCCGGAGCGGCCGCCACGCTGACCGTGCCGGGTTCTGGCACCTACGATCCGGCAACTGGCGGGGCCACTTACTCGCCGGCCAGCTCTAGCGCTGTCGCTGTGCTTCTGCCGCCGGGCGCCATGAAGGGCACCGGCATGGTGTTTTCGACCGACGTCACGGCACGTGCACAGGCCTGGATGCTTATGGCCGCCTCGGGCCTGGCCGCCACACCGGTGCCGGGTTGCACGGTGCTGTTTGGTGGCACGACATACAGCGTGATCGGTGCCGACACGCTCAAGCCGGCCGGGGTGGCTGTGCTGCACGGCCTGGCGCTGGTGGTCGGCTAATGGCCACCGGCGGCGCCTTCGTCGGCCCTGGCCGGCAGAACCGGTTCGCGCTGGACGTGCGCGCCTTCGTGGACAAGGCCAAGGGCAACACCGATGTCGTGATCCGCAAAGTGGCCGTCGAGATGCTTGACCGAATCGTCGACCGCACACCCGTGGACACCGGCCGGGCCCGAGCGAACTGGCAGACCACGGTCGGCAACGCGGCCTTCAGCCCGGTCGACAAGACCGACCCGAGCGGCAGCAGCGCAAAGGCGGCCGGCGGTGCTGTCATCGCCTCGATGAACCTGGGCGCCACCGTGTGGCTGTCCAACGCGCTGCCCTATGCGCTGCGGCTCGAGTACGGCAGCAGCCAGCAGGCTCCGGCCGGCATGGTCCGCGTGACCGTGGCCGAGTTCCAGGGCCTGGTGGCCACCCTTGCAGGACAGGTGAACCGATGAGCATCCGAGCCCTGCGCGCTGCCCTGGAAGTGGCGCTGAACAGCATCAGCCCCTCGCTGGCAACGCAGTTCGAGAACGTGCCATTCACGCCGACCGCTGGCACCGCCTACCAGCGAGTGAACCTGCTGCGCGCTACGCCGGAGAACCCGGCCATCGGCGCCGGCATGCACCGCGACATCGGCGTGATGCAGGTGACGCTCTGCTACCCGATCGGGCCCGGCCCGCAGAACGCCGAGACCCGCGCCGAGTCAATCCGCACAGCCTTCTCCCGCGGCGCATCCTTCACCAGCGGCGCCGTCACCGTGCACATCACGAACACGCCCACCGTCGGCCCGGCCTACATCGAGACCGACCGCTACTGCGTGCCGGTGTCGATCCGGTATCACGCAAACGTCTTCCCCTGACCGGCTCGGGCCGGCAGTCGCTTCCTGGCCGCCTACGGGCGGCTTTTTCGTGCCTCCGCGCGGCATGCCCGCGCCACCTTGAAAGGGTCCACCATGACCATCGCAGAAATTGCCAGCCGCAAGATCACCATCGGCAAGCAGAGCGCGCTCGGCACGCTCGCACTCGTAGGCGCCGGCATCGCGCTGAACTTCCGCCCGTCGACGGCCATGGGCCTGTCGAAGGAGTCGTTCACCTCCGACAGCATCCGCACCGACCAGCAGCGCAGCAACCCCCGCCACGGCCTGCGCCGCGGCCAGGCCAGCATCGACCAAGAGCTGCAGATGGCCGGCCACAAGGACCTGATGGCAGCCGCCCTGCGCGCCGCCTGGGCCGCCAGCATCACCACCACCGCGCTGACCACCATAGGGATCAACAGCGCCACCCGCACCATCAGCCGCGCCTCGGGCAGCTTCATCACCGACGGCTTCTGCGTGGGCGACATCGTGCGCGCCAGCGGCTTCGCGGCCAGCGCCAACAACGGCAAGAACTTCCGCCTGGCCACGGTCTCGGCGCTGTCGATGACCTACCACGCCGACACCTGGCTGACCGGCATCACGACCGAGTCGGCCGGCGCCAGCGTGACCATCACCGTGCCAGGCAAGAAGCTGCAGATTCCCAGCAGCAGCCACACCAAGGACTATTTCACGATCGACGACTGGCACCCGGACGTCTCCAACCAGACTTCGATCAAGGATGCCGTGGTCAACACCATGGCCATGGACATCGCACCCGGCGCGCATGCCCAGGTGTCGTTCGGCCTGATCGGCACCGACGCCACGCCCACCGGCACCAGCCAGTACTTCACCACCATCGCCGCCGCGCCGACCGGCTCGCTGCTGGCTGGCCCGAACGGCCTGCTGCGATACAACGGCACCGACTCGGCGGTGGTGCAGCAGCTGCAGATCAACCTCGACAGCGGCGCCGACGTCCGCGCGGTCATCGGCTCGAACAAGTCGCCCGACGTGTTCCGCGAGTCGGTGACCATCACCGGCAGCATGTCGGCGCTGTTCGACAACGCCAGTGGCGGGGCCCTGGCCAACTTCGACGCCGAGACCGAGGCGCCGCTGTACCTGTACCTGTTCGCCGATGCGACCGCCACCAGCGAGTTCGTCATCATCAAGCTGCCCAGCGTCAAGGTGATGGGCGCCGACAAGAGCGCCGACGGCCCGGCCATCCAGCTGAGCGGCGACCTGTCGATGGGCAAGCTGGCCAGCGGCACGGCGCTGGAAACCACCGCCATGGTGATCGTCGACTCGCAGGTGTCCTGATGGACATCGGCAAGCTGAACATGGCCGACCGCGGCAACGCGGGCGCCTGGATCGACATCAAGGGGCCGGACGGTTCGCCGACCGACATCAGGGTCCACATCCGGGGCGCTCGCTCCGATGCGGTGCGCCTGGCTGTCGAGCGGCACCAGCAGGCGGTGGCAGAAGCGGTGCGCGGGAAGCGTCCTGACTTCGAGGCCCTGGAGAAGACGCGCGACGCTGAGCTGGCGGCCGCGGCGGTCATCGACTGGACTGGCATGGAGGAGGGCGGCCAGCCCTTGCCGTGCACGCCCGACGAGGCCCGCCGGCTGCTGACCCACCCGGGTTACGACTGGCTCGCCGCGCAGGTCTTCAACGCGGCCCAGGATGCGGCGGTTTTTCTGACGCCCTGACGGCTGGTCTGTGCGCGCACGTCGCTGCGGTGCAGCGGCTGCACGTGCCAGACGCTCAGGGCAGAACACGCCTGGCCGTCCTGCTGCAGTTCGCTGAGCGCACCGGCACGCGCCACCCCGACCTGGATGTGCCAGAGCCGCACCCGGCCCTGGCCTACCTGATCGGCTGGTGGCGCGAGCTGCACGGCCGCCGGCCGGACATCCACTCCCCTCTGTCCCATCAGGAAATCGCCGCCTGGGCGCATCTGACCGGCCGGCGCCCCACCTTCAACGAGGTGGACGCGCTGCGTCGCATGGATGACGCCTGCCTTGCCGTCCACGCCGAGGCCGCCGAGAAGCGCGCAGCCGAGGCCGCCAGAAAGGCCAGCAAATGACCGACATCGCATCCCTGCGGGTGGCCATTGAGACCGGCGATGTGCGCCGGGCCAATGCCGAGCTCGACAAGCTCGAGCGCGCCGCCGGCAGGAACACCAGCGCCGCCAGCTCACTCGGCGGGGCCTACGGCAAGCTCGGCGGCATTCTCGCCGGCGTCAGCTTCGTGGCCACCGGCCGCGAGGCGATCAAGCTCGCCGACACCTACGCCAGCATGACCGCCCGCCTGGGCCTGGTCACGCGCGGCACCGACGAGCTGACGCGCGCCCAGCGTGATCTGCTGACCGTTGCGCAGCAGACCCGCATCGGTCTGGTGCAGACCGCCGACCTCTATGGTTCGCTGGCGCGCAATGCGACGCAGCTGGGCGCCAGCCAGAACGAGGTGATTGCTGTCACCCGCACGATCAACCAGGCGCTGACCATCTCGGGCACGAGCGCGACCAGCGCGGCCGCGGCGCTGGTGCAGCTGAACCAAGCCTTCGCCAGTGGCGTGCTGCGCGGCGAGGAACTGAACAGCGTGCTCGAGCAAGCGCCGGCCCTGGCCCGCGCCATCGCCGACGGCTTGGGCGTGCCCATTGGGCAACTGCGCAAGCTGGGCGAAGAGGGCAAGCTGACCGCCGACAAGGTGTTCGCCGCGCTCCAGAAGTCGTCAGGGTCCATCCAGTCGGCCTTCGAGAAGATGCCGCTGACCGTCGGCCAGGCCACCACCCAGGCCGGCAACAGCGTGCTGGTGCTGGTCGGGCAGATCGACCGCCTGGTGGGTTCGACCAGCGCGCTTGCCGTATTCGTCTCGGCAGCTTCGTCGCGCATCGACAGCCTGGGAGAGGCCTTCAGGCTGGCCGGCATTGAAGGGCGCAGCTTCTGGTCGGTGGTGGTCGGGCGCTTCCAGGGCTTTGCCGGCGGCCCCGAGGAGCGCATTGCCGCCGTCACGGCGCGCATCACCGAGCTGCAAGACAAGGCGTCTGGTGGGTTCTGGCAGAAGCTTGGCATCGACAACACGCCGGACACCGCCCAGCTCCGCGCGTACAACGCCGAGCTGGAACTCCTGAACAAGGTGCTCAAGGCGCTGCGCGGCGAGGCCAACCCGTCCGATGGCAGCTACGAGTCGCTCGAGGCCCGTCGCCTCAAGGGCCTGCCGAATCCGCCGGACAAGCCCAAGGGCGGCAAGTCCGACCCATACGGCGACGAGCTCAAGAGCCTGCGCGAACGCCTGGTG